GGGATGCAGCCTGCCACGAATCCAATGACTACGCCCCAGCGCCACCAGTCCCAATATTCTTCAAACGTTAATGTCACTTTCGTTTTCACGGGCTGCATGGGGGTCTTCCAGTCTCTAAATGCGTTCATAAATCGCTACTCCTATAAAGATAATAGCCAGCGCAATCATTGGCGCTGGCCGCGTTAAGTCATCAACTAAAGCCAGAAATATCCTTCTTACAGCACCTTTCGGCATAAGCACTCCTTCGTTGGTAGAATAGGTGGAGAGTGGAAGGCTGGTAGTCACCTGTCGCCTCGCCCTACAGTTGTAAGGAGCTCCCCACATGGGGCCGCCGACTACCTGACGGAGACCTTACGGCCAGCAAACCCAGTATACGCCTATCCGCACGATTAGCTACTGACTCAAGTAAGCCCTCGTCGGTTCTTCAGGGGCGTCTTCTGTTGCCTTCACGACTTCTATATACTTCTGGATGGCGTGCTGCGCTTTGAGCAGGTCTTCTACGCCACCCTTATCCCGCCACCGTTCTACCCACTTGGTGATGATGTATTGGAACGGATCATACTTCAGCCGCCATGCTCTGTCCCAGTGTTCCTCCCCACCTTTCTTGTAGTGGTCGCCCCCAACCTGTCTTTCGTTCGCTTTATTTTCTTTCATCGTGTTCTCCTGTGGTTGCTGCTTTACGTTCTAGCCATGCCTGCGCTGCCATCTTCCAGTCGCATGTAGGCATGTCAGCTATGCCTTCACGCGCCAGCATAGGGTGTAGCACTTCCCGCGCAAAGTGAGTTCGTAAGTTGCTGCGGATGTATGAACTCTTCGTGATGCTCACACAGTCACTACGGAATTCATCCGTCGTTTCGTATAGATCCACTAAGGGGATCACTGGTGCGGGATAAGGAAGCACTTCGCTACCTGTCTTCCTCATTAGCGGCCAGTGCTGCTGATAGATGTGCGCGTTGTTGCTGAATTGATACATCCTGCCCTGATACAATCCCACCGCGCGGCTAATATACTCATGCAGGAAACTGAAGTGAACTGCGTTGGCTCCGTAGCCACCCCAGACCATGTCGTTGCTCCGGCACATGACAGTCATCTCCAGCTTGCCGTTATGATTACGGAAGTAGATGTGCGTGTTACAGGGGATGTCCTTACTGCGCGCCCCGAGATCTCCAGTGGGATCCCACATAGCGATGACTGCTTGGCGGGACGTGGGGTTATCCTTAAGTATGCTGATCGTTGTGTTTATTTGATCTATTTCAAAGTAACGCGCCCAGCGGAACCCATAGGCTCCCCTCAGGGTGTGACTGTCGTCGCTGTATGCGGCCATCTGTTTGTTGTAATTAGATAGGAACTTCACGTCGTTCCGGCCGGCGAGCATCCATACGGCTTCGGCCAAGTGGAAGAATGGGTTGCAGTTCCGCTCGGCATCAAACAAGACTCGTTCCCACGGGCGCTCGTAGATGGTCATTACTGGCTCGGGACTGACGAGGGCCAGCCCGTTACGGGTGGTTTCTTCAATGCCTGCTGTCCTCAGCCACCACATTCCCTGAGAGAAGGCGTCATTCACGTTCTGGGCTAGTATCTCCATGATCTATGATCTCCATTGTTGGGTATTGTTCTACGAACTTTAGTATGTGGTCCTTACTGGCGAAGACCTCTACCTTCCATTCCCCGTCAGGCCAGACTATGAGCGTGCTACAGCGCCCATCCGGCAGTATATACCTAATATGCAATCGTGGTGGGATATCCAGCTGCACTTCCTCAGACGGCATAGGCAGTCTCCGGACGATAGTGGCTGCGGGGTCTACCTTCCCCATTCTTTGCACGTAAATACTTATCAAATTCACAGAGGCAATTTTGAAAGTCCTGCGCGTGTAGCCCTCCCACTCCTTCTTTTATTAGCGGCTGGACTTCACGCATAGCTCGGTCCAAACAGCCCTTCCAGCTCTGCATATTCCATGAGGCTTTAAGGGGTTGCAGCATGTAGCGATTCAGGCCACGCTTACTTCCCGGTCCTGGAACTGACCACGTCCACCAATCTTTTGCCATGCGTAGGGGGCTCTCATGGACATACTTCAGGTCAGCGACAACCTGCGCCGCTATAAAGCCAGCCCCTAGCCCTTGGATACCCCGCAGCCTTGTCCAAAGGCTGTCCAGCGTGTCTTCAGGCCGTGGGCTATACCTGCGGCTGGCCTGCACCAAACTTGCGGTCCTAACCACGTAGGATGCCTTGTCTATATGCTCCCCACAGGTAGTGATCACGTATGCCCCTGACCATGCCTTCCCCTTTTCAGCTACATCGTGGATACAGTCTACGATACGCTCGGGGTCCCACTCCTCTGGGAACCCAATGTGCTCAAGAGTCGGGGGCCAGTTGACCATCCGCGCTAGAACCATCGCGGCAGTCATGTTAGGGGAGTCGTAGTAAGGGTCGCGCCAGTGTTTCTTAAGCCAGCGCGTTACCCTATCGTCTTCCCGCCGCACATTGCAGAACCGATACGTCTTTAGTATCGGATCGTTGCTGTGCTGTCCTTTGCGTATACGTTCTCTTTCGTTGATAAAATACCCGAGCTCCTTAGCTAAGGTCAGCACTTAGAGCCGCCTTCCATTGGACAATAACATCAGTTCTCTCCTTGCCACCCCATGCGGTCTTGGTCTTTTTCTGGACGACCTTAACGAATTCAGGGTGGTGTTTGTGAAGTAGATTTGCTGCGTTGGTCTGGCCTTCGCTCGTGCGCCATTGGCTGGCCCCGCCCGGAGCATCCGAGCCATACTGATTTTGGACTGCCCAATTGATGACTACATTAGGGTAGCCCTTACGGATCAACTGTAGGGTCGCGTCAAAGTCATCCATGCTAAGGTTCCTATCCCACCGCACCTTTAACTTCTGTGTTACCTTGATGTTGTAGGCTAGGACACGGGCCATCCGGACACACCGCACGTATGCATCTGTGTTGCGGTTTGCTCCTTCGCGCATGGCGACGCCCATATGGGCGTTCTTTATAAGTCCTCCGTCTATCGTTTTAAATATCCGAAGGACATCCTCGGGCATGGCATTACGGAACTTACTTGGGAAGTCTTCGCGACGGATGGCAAAGGTTAGATCATCGTCAAGCATGACAAAGTTACCAGCAGCGTTGTCAGCTATCCACTGCCGAACGACGCCGGTATGGGCTACTCCGGGATCACATATTACGGGGAGGCCTTGCTTTTCGTATGCAGCCCGTTCTTTAGGGGGCACTACGAGCTTCGTGTATTCCCTCAGCTGAGGAGGGAGGGCGTCCCATGTTGGTTGCCGCATGGAACGCCCACTGGACAGAATGTATATGTCCATGTTCCCATATTACTTCTTAGCGCGAATCTTAGCAGCACGGGGCTTCGGTGCTGGCTCTTCGTCAGCGTCCGGATCCTCGTCCTCGTCTTCCTCTTCGTCCTCGTCTTCCTCTTCGGTCTCGTCTTCGGCCTTCTCCTTCTTAGGCTTCGCGGCTTTCACCGGCTTGCTGCGGACTTTGTAGTCCACGTGGTCTTCACCCACTTCGATGAAGTCGTGCTTCTCGTCCCACGCCAAGTCTGCCTTCGTAACGCCAGCGGCCAGCGCAGCGGCGACGGTCATCCCGTCAACGTATTCAGCAAAGTGCGCGTGTCCTGTCGTGCCAGCGCGCTTGGGGTTGTAGTCCAAATGCAGCGTGATGATCAGGTCGTCCTTGTAACGCCCACGACCGGACGGCTTTGCTTCGCCTTCTTCCTCAGCTTCAGCTTCTGCAGGGGCAGCCTTGGAGGGAACGACTTTCTTGGGGACTGGCGGTGGCATCTTGCGGGTGACTTCGGCGGGTGCTTCTGCTACAGCTTTCTTCGGCATTTTGATTCTCCGTTGTTTAGATTCCATGAACCCCTCATGGCAGGGAGGAGCCATATTAACACGCTCAAACGCGGATTGCAAGTGCTCTTATGGTTTCCATAAAACGGGCCTGCGTCCGGTCTTTAGCGGTTAAAGTCCGGATTACTACCTCGTCCAAACTGTTGTTCACGACCATGTGGTGTATTACTACGCGCGGCGCATTGTTCCCCTGTCGCCAGACGCGACGCAGAGCTTGGTCGTAGTGTTCAAGGTTCCATGTTAGCCCAAACCAACAGACATGGGCGCAGTTCCCCTGTAAGTTTAGTCCGTGCCCAGCCGAGGCCGGATGGGCGATGACCATCGGCAGCACCCCAGCGTTGAACGCCCCTATGATTTCAGCGTCCTTTTTCATGGACTGCCCACCTATCTTGGGGCACTTGAATTTCTCTATAATACGTTCCATATCGTGTATGAATTCATAAAAGACCAGCAAGGGCTGGCCGCTAAGTTCTTCTAGTAGGTCTTCCAGAGCTTCCAACTTGGTATCGTGAATGACCTTGTAGTCGTGCTCTGGGTTAATGTATAGCGCCCCGTTAAGTATCTGTCTACACTTGCCACCCGCGACCGCCGCATTAGCGGACATCACAAAGTCCTCATCGGTAATTTCCGTAAAGAATTGTTCCTCCATTTCGCGGTAGTGTTTACGCGCGGCAGGGGGCAGGTCCAGATTGATGTAGTTGTTCTGCAGGGCGGGCATTTCCAGATAGTCTTGCGCGCGCATTCGCATAACCAGCGGCTCTATCTTCTCAGCTATTTCTACATCGGCCCCTTGGCGCGGTAGCCACGTATATCCTCCAAAGCCAGACGCATGGAAGTATTGGTTCTTGTAGTGGGTGATGAATCGCCCAAGGGCTGCGCCTTGGTCTAGTATAAATATCTGTCCAAACAGGTCAAGAAGCCCGTTGGGCACAATCGTCCCTGTAAGGATGTAGCGCCGCCGGAACTTATTAAGGATCCTACGCAGCGCCTTGAACCGCTTGCTCTGAGCGGATTTAAACTTCGTGGACTCATCTACGACAAGCGTATCAAACGGCCATTGGGCGGTAGGCATAGCAAGGAGTATCTCGACTAGCGGGGGCACCCCTTCCGGATTGATTAGGTAGATATTCGCCTTAGCCTTGAGACCTTCCCATTTGGCGGGGCCGTGGAGGATGGTGCAGGTTAGTTCTTGAAAGTCCAGCCACTTCTTAATCTCGGCAGGCCATACGGCATAGCATACGCGCATCGGGGCGATGATGAGCACCCCTTTGATCAGCTTCTTAGTTGTGAGTATCTTCGTAGCGGCAAGCACTTCGGAAGTCTTGCCAAGTCCGGGGTCTTGGAGCAGCCCCGCACAGGCTTGCCCGATTATCTTTTTGATTGCGGACTTCTGATATTCGTGCGGCGTATAGTTTCTTGATCCACTGGTAACTCCAGCCATAGTCACTACTCCATTTCACGTCATAGTTAAGGCATTCTAGCTGCCATATCCGGTAATACTGTAGCACCCTTGGCTTCTTTCCTGGACGCTTACATTCCAGATAGGCTGGCCGCAGGGGCAACAGGAACACTCGGTCTGGGTAGCCTTTATTGCCCATGAAGTTCTGCTTAATACTCGCCACGCCGAAGTCCTTTAGGATCCTCGCGCATAGTTCAGTTTCAAGCTCGTTTTCAAGGGGGCTGCCCATGCCCTAGTATAGCACCATCCGGCCTAGCCGTGCCGACAAGGTCCGCCCTTCTGCCGACTATAATCACAGTAAGCGCAATACCATCCGGGGCGGGGTGCGAATATATCGTCATTGCTCATGATGGCTATGCGCGCGTTGAAGTCTTCCCGTATGGGGTCAAGCTGCTCGCGGGTTGCCTTCAATTCCTTTACCTGCCCCAGATCAAAGTAGTAGCTGGTGATGCGGAATAGCTGGGCCTTTAAGAACTTCGCTGCTGCCAACAGCAGATACAGGCGGCGCTGGTCGGCATGGTCGTCATACATCTTGCCAGTCTTCCATTCGCACATTTCCACAGTGGTCTTTTCAACATAGCCTGCATCTACTCCCCCGCGTCCCCAACATTTCGTCCAGCTGGCGAGCTTCCAATTTTCGTCCACAGCTATCTCCAATTCCACGAATGGTTTCTTCTTTCGTAGGTCGTGCAGGATGTGCTTATGGGGGAGGATGGCGTCGTGCAGGTCGTGGGTCTTACCTGCTAGGAAGTCCTCCATCGTCTTATGGGCGGCGCTTCCGCGTTGCGCTGCGGCTCCCTGAACGTAGGGACGGTTCAGTGTGTAGGCATAGTTCGCCTGTGCGGGGCATTTCTCGTATTTGCTCAGCCGTGAATACGACCACGGCAGTAGGGGGCTTTTCTTCATTTGAGCCAGCCGAGTTGAAAGTTTAACCTCTTGTTATTATCAGCTAACATTTCACTCCAACGATATCTATAGCGAGCTTTGAATAAATCAGCTGCGGCTTCGGCAAATTCTAAAGATACTCGTCTTGGCACATTTTTACTTAGGGAGAATTCCCAAGGCATGTTAAGTTCTTTGTGTAGCTCTTCTATAACCATGTAAGTAAAGTCTTTCTGACTTCCCTTATAGCCGTATTCCGTATAAGGGCGCGCATTCCCTAAAAGATCTCTGCACCCAATTGCAGATAAGAAATTCTTAACAGAAATTCCTGGCTCTAGCCAGCTCTGCATTGCAGCATGTATTTCTTCTTTGTGAGCTTCAATGCTCGCGGATTCAACTACCATTAAATTTGTCATAATAGTCCTTCGTCTGATTAAGAAACGTCATTACATCGCCACTGCCCCCCTTGTCGGGGTGATTCTTAGCATAGTATGCATAAGCATACTTCACTAATTCTAGTCGTTCCACCCCAAATATCTTAAGGACGTGAGCCTTAGTTATCATCTTTCCGTTGCACGCGGCATACGCGGCTTCAATAGTGGGCCATGTTTCCAGCGGAGCAATGGGCCGTGTATGAACGGCTGGCTTACGTTCTTGAGCAAGTCTTTCCCGCACTAATTGGGAAAGTCGTTCGTCTGTTAGCTCTTTCTCGGGCCTTATCAGCTTAGGGGCAGGAGGTTCTAACCTCTTCTTGTATGCTAAGATATCAGCCTGCGTAGTCGTAGGCTTGCAGAGTTCCGCGAAGCCTTTATCGTCCAGGGTGGTGAGGAGATAGAGGCTGCGCTGAGACTTCGGGATATAACCATTAGTTATAAATCGGCTATCCTTTCCCACGGCGATTGCTCGTGTTATATCTTCTTGAAATACGTCATACCGTGCCGCTATCTCTTCCTGCGTGGCATCTATCTTTGCCAGCGCGCGGCCCCATTCTATATAAGCCTGAACTCCTTTGGCGTAGGCTTTATCAGCCGCAGCCCATTTATCTTTCTGCACTGCCGTTGCCATCTGTTCTCCTTGTAAATACTACGGGGTTAGCTATTATACAACTGTCAGGCCAGATAGTTGCATTCTCTCTAATACGGCCTTTTAGTGGGTAGGCTACCCCCTTACCGTGCCTGTCCTAACCGCGTGGTAACGGTCCTAACAGGCCTCAAGGGGCGTGAAGTGGTTGTTTAATAGGGCTTTTGCAGGCGAGGGCACTTAGGACCATGCACTGCTTCAGGACGGCTGGTAATGGGGATAATCAAGTGCTCGCGGCAGCAGCGGCAGCGATAATGCACTTTATCTTCCTTCAGCCCCTCAAAGATGTAGTAGGGGGTCGAGAAATGGCCCATGACATCTGGCGGGGTTGGGGACTCTTTCATCTACTTTCCTCCAGCGCGCGGGTGATGGCCCTAACAATCACTTCAACAGGGCTGTTACATAGGCGATCGTTATTCCACCGGAAGTATTCTTCCATCGCTATCTCCTGTATCCGCTCCGGTGTGATGGTGGGGCGAGAGAGCACGTCGGCAACTTCAAGATACAGCGCGCCAGTTGATAGACGTTCATCGTGACCGGCAGCGCGCAACCGCTTCACCAAATCCTCATTCATTTCGCTTCGTCCAGCGCGCGGGTGATGGCGGCTTCAATGCAGGTATCCAGAAACGTATAATCTTGTTTCAGCCACGCTTTTGCGTATTCATGTGCAATCTCCGTCACCCGCTCTTTCGATAACTTCGGGGCGGCGAGGGCGTCGGCGGCTTCGTGTAGGAGCTTCAATCCTTCGATTAGCACTGGTGGATCAAACAAAAACTGATTGGCCGGATGGCGCAACCGCTTCACTAACTCCGCCCGATCGTCCTGCGCTATTTCATCCATGCAGGCTTGGCAACCAATATCTACCACCTCGATCGGATGCTTGTGTTCGCTCATTTACATGCCTCCAGTTGCGCCCAGTTCGGCCCCTTAAATCCATCGCTGAGCATCTTAACATCGAACTCAATCCCTTCCATGGCCTTGCGAAGCTTTGCCATGTCGCGCAGCCAAGTATCACGGGGTGCCTGTATGTCGTTCTCATCATGCACCGTAGCTAAGAACTCACCGTTGCCCTTATCTTCGTTCCACCGTATGATACTCTCCTTCGTGCAATCCCCTGCGCTGCCTTGGATGAGGTAGTTTAGGAGCTTGTAGCTGAAGTCCACATGCCTCCCACCGATTAGCTTCGGTGGTTCCACAGGATACTCCCTACCGCCCCACGTTGTTATAGTTTGCCCATGTCTTCCTCGTTCAGAACAAAGGCGCATAAGTTTCGGGACCTCCGGTAGCGCCGTGAAGTAGGCATTCCTGACTTGTTGAGCTTCACTGTATGGCACCCCCATCTGCTCTGCAAGACTGCCCAATCCCGACCCATAGATAACACTAAAACCTGTAATCTTGACGAGTTTGCGGGGTAGCGATAAGCCTGTGTGCTCAGTGATGAGAGCACTTGTCTCTTCATGAGCATCAATCTTTGGGTTCGCCTTATAACGTTCATACAATCTACCTTCGGAGAAGTGCGCCAGTATCCTGAGCTCCTGCTGGCTATAGTCGCGCTTGAGCCAGACCATGCCCTTATCCGGCAGTAGGTAGCTCCTCATGAGCGGCATGACGGGGTAGCCCTTTGGGATTACCACCGTATATTCGTTCGCCACGTTCTGGAAGTTCGGCTTACTCCCCGATAACCGCCCCGTGCGGGTTCCCTTAGTCTTGTCCTGCTCGCCATGCGCCTGCCGCACTTGGTTCCATTCAGGATGGAGCCGCCCGTTGTATTCCGAAGATAATTGGCACCACGGTCGCAGGAAGTTAGACAAGCAATGGCTGTTTTTTC